TTAAAAAGAATCTAGAAGAACATTTTGATCATACTACAGTCATTGCGGATAATGACCCTGCTTTAGATTCATTTAAAAAACTTCATGAAGAAGGTATCGTAGATTTACGAGTTATGCATGGTGGTGTAGGTATTGAGAAATTCGCAGAGCATTGCTTTAAACTAGCTGATCAACACGTTAAGGAATTAACTAATAACAGATGCTTTGCTACACGAGTTGAAGTCTTTGAGCATGAGAAAAACTCTGCTATTTATGAAGACAAATATAATATTATGTCTTGGGCTAATCAACAACACGCTGATTACAACAGAGGTTAATTATGAGTAAAGGTAGTAAGCGCCGAAAAGAAGATACTAGCAAAATAGTTGATAACTGGGACAATATCGATTGGGGCAAACCTGAGAAGAAAGAAGTCAAACCTAAGAAATGATAGAGCACTATAAACAAGATTATAGCGAACAAAAAATATTTTTATCTGATGATAAAGTATTTTATACTGTAGAGGGAGAAGGTGAATACGTTGGTTGGCCTTCCGTGTTCATGAGATTATCAATGTGTAATCTTACATGCCAGGGATTTGCTTCAGAAGATTCTCCGCATGGTTGTGATAGTTATATATCTTGGAGTATTAAAAATAAACTTACCTTTAAGGAATTAAAAACATTATTAGAAGAAGAAGGTCATAAAAAACATTTAGATAATGGTGCTATATGGAAAATTACCGGGGGTGAACCGTTAGTACAGCAACCAAGATTACTTAAATTTTTATCTTATGTAGATGTAGAATGGGGAAGTATACCTAGGATAGATTTTGAAACTAATGCTACTATACAGCCTGACGAAGAATGGTTAAGAGTAGGTGCTACATTTACTACTTCTCCTAAGCTTAGTAATAATGGTGATCCAGAAGATCGAAGATATAAACCAGAGGTTTTAAAATGGCATGTTAAAAACGGTTCAGGTTTTAAATTTGTTATTAGCAAAAAGGCAGACCTAGATGAAGTATTAGAAAAGTATGTTAAGGAGTTTAATATACCTAAAGATAGAGTATGGTTAATGCCATGTGCTGGTAGTAGGTCGGAACATATTGAAATTGCAGAAGAAGTAGCTGAATTCGCTAAAAAAGAATATTTTAAATTTAGTCCTAGATTACATCTGCTAGTATGGGACATGGCATTAAAGGTTTAACTTACTAAATACATTTATGAGGATTGCAATCAGCGGTACTGCTTGTCAGGGTAAGTCGACTTTAGTTAAAGATTTCTTAGATCAATGGCCAAGATATACTACTCCAGAAAAAACGTATAGAGATATTATTGCTGAAAGTAATTTAGAGCATTCTTCTAAAACAAATAAAGAAACTCAGCGTAAGATTTTAGATTTTCAAATTGAAGAGCAGCAGAAATATCGGAAAGGTTCTCATGTAATTTTTGATCGTTGTCCATTGGATAATTTAGTCTATAGTATGTGGGCATGCGAGAAACCAGATAATGATATTGATGAGAGTTTTGTTGAATCTTGTATACCGTTAGTACGAGAAAGTCTCAGAGATTTAGATATTATATTTTTTGTACCTATTACCAAGGTTGCACCTATTGAGGTAGTTGAAGACGGTACAAGAGATACAGAAAAACATATTATTGAAGAAATAGATTATATTTTTAAAGCTGTACATAGAGATCATGAACATAACCCTAAAACTAATTTATTTGTTGTTGATGATAAACCCCCTATTATAGAAGTATTTGGTAATAGAAGAGAACGAGTAGAAATTGTTAAGTTATATATTGATGCAGAAGGAGATGCAATGTCTCCAGGTAACTTAATTGATGAAGATACACTTGAAAGTATAGAGTCTCTTAATGAGGTATGGGAAGGGGTAGATCCAGAAGAACATTCCTTAATTAAGAAAGAAATAGATAAGCAACGTAAATCGAGACTAAATACTTAAATGAATGAGTATGATAAAGTCTGTGAAAAGTACATGATTAGACAAGTACGTTCTTTTTACCCACGCAAATTAGATTTATCTCCAGAATTTGTAGAAGCTTTTAAGCTAGAATACTCAAGACTAGTAGAAAGCGGACAAAATAAACGTACTTTATTTGAAAGAATGCGTAAAGCTTTAACGTTTCATCTTTAATTTTTCAAGTACTTTTACAATATACTTAAGTATCTCTGATCTTACAATTTCTAATTCTGTAAATTTAAAAGTATGTAAACCATGTTCTTCTGATTCAGATGTATTAAATGCATTAAATATAGCTTTAAACCCAGATTTATTTCCAATATCGCTTTGTTGAGTGTCTCCTACTACAATATATTTTGAATTTTCTCCAAATCTTGTTAATATTGTAGTTAACTCTTCTCTTGTAAGATTTTGAGATTCATCAATAATAACACAAGCATTTTTAAATGTTAGTCCTCGTGTATAATTTACTGGTACACACTTAACATACCCTTCAGTCATTAAATTGTTTATTGATGGTTTGTCTAATAGTTCATTCAGCTTTTCTAAAAGTGGTAGACTCCATGGAAGAAATTTCTCCTCTACCTCTCCTGGTAAGGAACCCATACTCTTAGAAGCAGATTCTACTACACTACGTATATATACAATTTCTTCTATTTTTTGAGTACGTAATAGTTGTAACGCTACAAATACTGCAAGATAAGTTTTAGCAGAACCAGCAGGGCCATCAATCATACACATTTTACATGCTTCCTTAAAACACAAATCTAAAAATTGATCATGTACTTCTGATAAAGCATATTTTTGTGTTACTACAAAATCTAAAAAGGTATTTTTTTCAATACTATCAGTTATTTCAATATCGTTTATTTTATTTTTTTTAGATACTTTTCTCCCACCAATTTGTTGTGATTTTGACATTGGAGTAGCGCGTCCTTTTCTTGCCATACATAATTATTTATTTGATTTTCAATATTATACTACTAATATATATATAGTGAAAATATTATTGACTTGTCTCTCTTACAGAGAGTTTACTGGTTCAGAGCTGTAT